GAATAGCTAAAAGCTTCGGCAATAAGCTCTAGGTTTGTGTTGGTACTGGTTCCCCAAGTTCCTGACTCATCACCAGTTGCTATTTCTTTTAATCTTAAATCATTTGTATATTCGGCCATTTATTTTCCTCAAATCTATTTTTATATATTTTATAGCGAAAGACCAACTAGCCATTATGCAACCTCTTCATAATCTGGAGTCTGGGTCTCGTCGATTGCAGACCATCCAGGAGTTTGCGTGTCTGTTATCCCATTATAGTTTGGAGTCTGACTGGTATCAACTAATCCCCATATTAAAAACTTACCAACTATACCAGTTGCTTGCTGTCCATTTGGAACAACATTTGCCTTAGCAACAACTGCTAAAGCACCAATACCAGAAGTTGCACTTACTCCAGATAGAAATACAAAGTTAACGGTTTTTGCTGTTGGGACATTTAAAGTAGCGGTACCAGCCTGTTCGGTTACTGCAACGTTTGCTTTACCAATAAAGGCAAGAGTTCCTAAAGCTAGAGTTGCTGATTGTTCAGTTACAGCTACTTTAGCTTCAGCATCTACAGTTACTGTACCAAGTGCGGCAGTTGCCCCTTGCTCTGTAACCGCTACATTTGCTTTGGCAACAACGCTTGGTGCATTTACAGATCCTGTAGCACCTTGTTCAGTTACATCAATATTGGCTTCAGCATCAATTTGAACCGCTACTGCACCAAGAGTGGCAACGGCATTAGGGACATTTACATTTGCTTCAGCATTTATGTCTAAGCTGCCTGGTGCAGCTGTAGCAGATTGTCCAGTAGGGACAACATTAGCTTTGGCAATAATGCCAACATTATTTACTGATCCTGTTGAGTTTTGTCCTGCTACTGGTGCATTAGCATCAGCAGTAACGTCTGGATTGTTTAGTGTTGAATTGGCAGACTGGCCATTTGGAACAAAATTAGCCTCTGCAATAATAGCAACAGTACCAACCGCTCCTGTAGCTGATTGGCCTGTTAATTCTACTGGGACTGGTTCGCCCCAAGGACCGTCACCCCAGGCTTGTCGACCCCAACCTGTTATTGCGGCCATTCAAGTCTCCTAGGCGATAGTTATGATAGCGTTGGCACCTGCTGTTGGGAATACTATTGTAAAGTCTCCAGCGGTAGATGTTTTTGATCCACCAAAGCTGATTGTTGCTACTGACTTATCTGCATCAGTATCGTTATAAATAAGACAACCACTTGCTGTAATAGTTGCGGTTGAAAATGTTAAATCAACAAAGTCAACAAATGCTGTTGTACCTGTTGATGAAGGTGCTGCAATAGCTGGTACTAAGGTACCGCCACCTGCTGTATAGCCTGTACCTACTACTTGTCCTGCAAGACCTGTAGAGTAAGCCGTTGTTGTTGCGTCTAGAGAGGCGGTTGCACCTGCATATAGGGCCAATTTAAAAGAATCGCCACCTGAAGCAAAATTATGCACGCCTTGCAATAGTTCTTTTTTAAAACTTGTTGTTAATGCGGATGAAATCGCCATTTATAGTCTCCTAATTATATTTGCTAGTTCTTCTTCACCACCTTTCATTAATTCTTGAATGATTGTGGTTTTATATGATTTTATAGCATTATTAATGTAAATCAAAGCGACTTCTCTAATTAGTTCACGATAAGCATTTGCTTGTTCTTTAATATGCGGAGCCTGTTCTTCTGAGACAGATACAATTTTTTTAACCATTTGATCAGCCCAAAACTCTGGTGGATGTCCGCCAAAGTTAGAGGTTGCTACTTCTAATACGCCGAGTTTGGGAAAGCCTTCTTGTTTCAATATTTCTTAGGTTCGACAGGTCCTTTTAAATGTGAATCGTATCGATCAAGATAACCGACCTGTTTTTGATTAACGACTTTTGACTGAACTTCACTAACTTTTTTTACAGTTAATTTACCGTCCTTATCATGTCCTACTACTAATGGATCGTCTAAACGATGGTACCCATACAACTTATCTTCTGCTGGTATGTCAGCATCTAAAAGACTAGATCTTTGTGCTATATCTACCTGTATGCCTTCAGAAATACATTTAGAAAGCCAAAATTCAACACAACCACGACCTGCTTCAGCAAACATAACATTTGATTTGTAGGTAAAATCAATTCCAAATAAAGATATTTTTTTTACTTTATTCCAAAAAGCAAAAGCAACGGCGTAAGCTACGGTATTGTTTAGATAGTATGAATTGGTATCTCTTAAAACTTCTTTTACAGGATATTCAACCAATCCAGGACATCTTTCATCTTTTTCACAAGTATATATTGGCCCTTTGTGTTCTTTGAGAACTTTTGCCATTGTATTTGTTTGAGCACCAGCATCATCAGAATCTAAGAACCTAGATGCAGGATCCATCATAAAGACACGATCGTGAAATATTACATTTGCAACTGCGTTGATTGCCCACACTTCATCAAAGTGTACGCCATGAGATTTAGCGATATTGTAGTCTTGCCAACTATTGCCTAAACCAACAATAGCAACAGACTTATTTAAAAGCTTTTTAATTGGCTTCATTCTTCTCCTATGTTACAGGCTTACGCAAAGCATCATAACGAAATTCGTCTTGACGCCCCCTTGCCTCTGCTCTGTTCTTCAGCCTTTGGACTTCTTGATTATATCGTGTTTCGTAAAGTTGTAAAAGATCAGGTTCACCTTTCAAAAAAGTATATGCTTCAACTAAGCAAGCATACAGTAAACCGTTTCTAGCATTTTTTGATAACCAAGTGCCTGTTGTGTCTGTAACTAGTGAGTTTGGTTTGTATAAATATTGCAATTCAACGTTGTAGTCTGAGTCTGGAACGGGTGCTATTAAAAAGGTAGAACCATTATCAGATCCTGTTGATAGCTCTTTATCTAGTTGAGCATAATATAATGGCAAACCTCTTAAAGTAGCATCTGTTGGATCTTCTAAATATTGTTGTATGAATGATGGGTGTTTTAGATCTGCGTACCTATAATCGCCACTACCATCAATAATAGCTAAACTAAATGACAAAACATAATCGGATGGACAGGTTAAAAATCTAGATCCTGTAGAAACATTACCGCTTACTGTTTTTCTAAAAAAATCAAATTGAACTTCTTCAAACAATCTTTCTTCAGCATTTTTAATGATGTCATCTAACGTGTTAGTAAAAGTTGTTTCAGTTGATTGAACAAAATTTTGTATTAAAGTTTTTAATTCAGCTAACGTCATGATGTAGTAATAGTAACACTTCCTACAGAAGATGTCCCTGATAATGGGTCGAAGTTAGATCCGATAGTATCGGTCGTTGTAAAGACTCTACCGTAGTTTTGATTTTCTTTATCCTTGTCTGGTCTTGGATCGTATAATGCTTCTGGATCAGCAACGTATGTTGGCGGCTCTAATTGTGGATGCTTGGGCTCATAACATTCAGGACAGGTTTTCAAACCATTCCATTCTTTTTTTAATTCTAGTAATTTATAGCGAAAGCCACATCTGTCACAATGAGCTAACGCAAATTTGCCTATTGCGTATGCCATATTTATGCCTCAAAAAACATGCCATTCACTTTCAAAAACTCACGTTCCATCGTTGAATGTTCAAGTATATTTTCTTTTAGTTTATCAGAATGTTTGAGACCTTGTGCTTCTATTTTTTCTATCCAATAGCTAAGTGGTTGCGGGTTTGGATGATAAACACCAGGAGTATTATTGGCTGTTAATATTAAATATTTATCGCAATTTTTTACCAAAGTTTCAACAAACTTATCAGCAAATTCTTCTGGTATATGTTCAGCTACTTCTACTGACCAAACAAGATCAAACGGTTTATGAAATATTACAGGATTAACCGCTAGGTCTATAAGTGCGCAATTTGGTACTTTTTTTTCAAAAATAACATGATCGTCAACATCAATACCAAAAGCACCCCAACCAAGATCTAAGGCATTTTTTACCTGATCGCCAGTTGAGCACCCAACGTCTAGCATACTACGACAACCAATAGAATTCAGATACTGCAAAGACCCTAAATCTTGATGTGTCATATTGGCGTTACCGCCTGCGTATTTAGGCCGTCTCCACATTAGTATGCTCCTCTAGAAAAAGGTCTTACTTTAAATGATGCTCTGTCTTCGTCTTGGTCTGCAGCTCTACGGAACTCTTCCTCGTATATGGCTTTGAGTTCAGGAGATCTTTGTGGACTTTTTTTAATACTAATGTAATAAGCAAGACCAGCAGCAAAACAGGGATAAAATCTAAAAGGAATGTCCATCGTGTTTCTTGCATTATCGGCATCATCTAATCTGGTTAATTTATTAAACCTTATTATATCAGTAGAATTTTCAGGTGCAGGGTAAACATATAAAGTTGGATTGTTTTGTTTGTCTAAAAAAAATTGCGAAGGTCTAGCTTTGGTGTCTTTATTTGGAATATTAAAATATTCAGATCTTGAAACTCTTTCTAACCTAGTGTCGGTAGTAGTAGAGCCAACCGTTCTTCTAACCACAACATCTAAAACATCAATAACATCAGTTCCTAACTGATAGCTTGCTGTTCCTTCAGTAACAGTTTGAGCCCCTGTTGCTATTGTCCATTGATTCAACCCTCTATTAGCCCATTCTGCCAACATTAAATTGGCTGACCTAATAGCGGTTCTTAAATCATAACCAGTTCTAAGCTCTAAGCCACATCTTTCGTAGGCCTCTTCAATAAACTCAGTAATGTCTGGCTCAAAATCTGTACTACCTGATACTGCCATCTTATCTTACTATTTCTGCACCTTGTCTTGATCTTCTGCTATTTGCAGATCCAGATTTGCAAGCAGAACCACCATCTTTAAATTTTTGGTACATGCCGCCGCCTCTCATTTTTTTTACTTCTTTACCATATTTATATTTTTTCATTTTGTTACCTTTTGCTTTATTACTTTTACCAGCCGCACTCAAAGCAATAGCTACGGCTTGTTTTTGAGGCCTACCCTCATCTAACAATTTTCTAATATTTTTAGAAATTGTCTTTTGTGATTTTCCTTGCTTTAAAGGCATATCATTATCTTATTGTAGTTACTTTTCTACGATTATTCATAACTTTACCACAACCTCTAGCAATAAAACCACCTGTCTTTTTCTTTTGCCAACTGACTCTTTTAGAGCTTGTTTTTTTCTTTATAGCGGCTGATGCCCCTTCTTTTTTACATTGAGCCATTGTGGGACGACAAGCAGGATAGCCTCTTTTTTCACCTTTTTTTCTACCACAAGGTTTGCCTGTCTTACAATCAACCCAACCTTTGCCTTTATTGCGGCCAAACCATTCTCTTAATCCTTCACTTTTAGCCATTTCTTTTTAAAGCTTTCTTTTTAGCTGTTTTATTTAAATCACCATAATGAAATAAAGGTTTGCTTGTTTTGGTATGATTTTTATTAGTGTGCAATTTACCATTTGGCATTTTATGATAACTTCCTTGCCAAACAGTACCGTCCTTTAAATAATGTCTTACTCCTTTAGCCATCAACTCATCCTTGTAGCTTTTCTTTTACCTAGCATCATTACGCCACACCCACGTGATTTAACCGTTACTGGGCCGCCTCCTGCCATCTTTTTCTTTTTGGATTTATTGCCCCAGTTTGCTGCTCCCACTTTACGACACTTACTTAAAGCACCACTAGCGTATGCAGAGGGCCAAACCTTATATCTTGATTTAACTTTGTGATAGCATGCGTCTTTTTTACCTGCAGCCATTTAGCATCTCCATTGTCTTCTAGACCAATAATTTGCTTTAGTTCTGTCACTTCCTAAGTTTTCTGATCTAGCACAATATTTTTTCTTTTTTTTGGGGTTGCTTGGATGAGCACCAAGCTTTGGATCGCCAAAGGTTACTCTTTTTACTTTTCCAGAACCAGGATCTTTAACAAAAACTTCTCTAGTCTTTTTACCATATCCTGGATCACCTTTTTTAATTCTTCTTGGTTTATTTAAAGTTACTTTTTTTCCGCGGTAATCAGCCATAATTATTCTGGGTAAGGTCTGTTTTGTATTAAAACAATATCTAAAGCAGCAGAAACGGTAACTGTTCCTCCTGCCGAGTCTGCTTTTGCTCTAACTTCTATATCTGTTTTTTCAGTAAATTTTAAAGCATAAGGGTATGGAATTGTGCTATATCCTTCGCTTGATAAAACTCTGTCTTTTACATTAAAAACTCCGCCAAAAGGTCTGGCTACTAAACTTAAAATTGCGAATTTACCTGCCGAAGAAGATGCCGATACATCTTTTTGAGTAATATAACCAGTATAGCCTCTGGGTATAGTATAGGTCATCATTAGAGTTTGATTGTCGCCTATACCTACTGTAGCGTATTTGTTGGTAGGCACTCCACCTGAAGGTGTTGCTTCTGTTCCCACATATAAAACACCAGCATTACCACCGCCAGTCCCAGCACTATTTACTACAATTCTATTAACTCTAAACCAAGTGCTGCCATTTAATTCAACACCTGTTTGACCATTTAAACTTACAGTTTCTATTTTTTCATCAAAATTATTATCTAAACCAAATACTGTTACAGTTCTTGCACCAGTACCTGCTGCTGTATCATTAGCAGAAGAGCTAGATATATAAAGAGTTGAAGCTGAACTTAAATATGAATATAAACCACCTTGAAGCCATACGGTTGCTAAAGTGGTATCTACAGCAGAATTAAAACCAAATTTGTGTACGGCTTCGTGAAAACCAATATGACCTCTTGCAACTTGAAGCTCAAAAGGTTCAGAAGTCCCAACTCTTGAGATTGATGAGACTTCTTGTGCCATTTTTTATGAATGAAAAACAGTAACGCGATCTATATTGGATAGTGTTGCATGAATACCGCTTTCAAATAATACTCCTTGATCTGGAATATTTAATGTTTCAGTATCGTCCGCATTACAAGGAGCAATAAATACTGTATCTCCTGAAGCAGAACCATCTCTAAAAGTAACGGTTCCATCAGCAGCTCCTCCTGCAATTACATACCCTCTTAATCTAGATCTACCGTTAACAAGACTAACGCCGCCAGTAGCGGCACTAGTTGTTGTTGCTGTTTTTACATCTGATCCAGTTAATCTACTAGACATAATTACCTTTCTATTAGTACATTGACATAATCAATTGTCATTGTTTTTGCAGCTGCAGCACCATTTTGTATACCGAAAGATACTGTTAATTCTTCGTCATCAGGAAGGTTTGTGTTTACAACACCAACTGGTTCTGCATTATTAATTGAATAATAAACCTTAGAAGCATCTGGATCAATATACCAAGCTACAGTTACAAAAGTATCGTCTTCCATAGTGTGAACGGCTGTTGTATCTGTTGATGTGCTATCTTTTTCAACGATAAAGTCTAAATTGGTATCACCATCGTCTTTGATAAAGAAAACTCCATCTGAGACTGCAAGTGGTGATGTGTCTGTTATTTGTAGACCCATCACAAAATCAGATTGTGTTGCATCAGAAACTTTAAATCTAGCTGAGAAATATGCTCTTTTGCTTGATGATAATTTAAATGACTCTCCTTTTAGATTGAAAAAGTCAGCATCGTTATCAGCGTCATCATTTGTTATAAGCAAAGCACCTCCAGCTTGAGATGTGACTGCCTCTGAAGCATCACCTGATCCTGCCTCTGTTGTAGTGATAGTCCAGTCACCTGAATTATAAGTCATAAAATCATTAAAATACCCATAATACGTCTGATCTGACGGATATGGTTGAAACATAGGTAAGTCTTTTTTAGACTTCGAAGCGACAGTATTACCTGCCCATAAAATTAAATTTTGAAAATGTGGGTTAGCCATTATGAACTCCTGTTTAAAAATGGAACGCTTAATTGCGCCTCATTAACTAACTATTAGATTTTATTATACAGCTTCTTTCAGTTCAACTGGTAAATTTTGTTCAGCTTCTTTTATTGAAGATAAGGAGTTAAATAGATCCTTGTATGATTTTTCAATAATTGGATCTTTACCATACGTTTGTATCAGCTCATCGCCAATCATTTCAATTAAGCATCTTGCTGCGAATAGTTTGTTATTAATTTCTTTTATTTTATTTTCTTGTGACATATTTCTAAACTCCTTTTTTTGCCGAATCTCATACTCTAATGAATTCTCTAAGTTTATCAACTTCTTTTCTAAATCAGAATACCTTGGCCATTCTCTTATTTGCTCAACGGTCCTTCCGCAGCCCTGACAACGATCGTGAAATGGAATATTTGTGGTCGTGCAGTTTCCTGTACAAGGATTCTCGCACAAACTTGATGAGGCTTGATCATGCAGTTTCATATTACCTCCAGTAACAAAGTAAATATACTACAGGTAGAAAATCAAGTCAAAAAAAAAGGGAGGCCGAAGCCTCCCCGAAAAGAACACTTAATGCTTACGCACCTTGTGAACCGTCGACACATCTCCAGTTTGAGAATCCGAAAGAATATCTTTCTCTGGCTTTGTATCTCATGTTTCCTGTATCAAAATCACCTTCTAGTGAAGTTGAAAGAGGAGATCTGACAAAATGCTTAAAGCCATCAGGCACATCAGTTTTAATGAAGAAAGCATCTGGGTCATTGAGGTAATGGTTTACCACATAACCGTCAGGAAGCATTCCTTGATTTCTGATTGAGTTGATGTCGTTGTCAGAAGTACCAACTCTACCTGGAGTATTCATTAATCTATCAGCCACAAACTGAAGTTGTGGTGGAACGATTAATTTCTGCCCCTGTAAAGCAATACTTAGTCCTCTATCATCAGTCTGAGTAGAAATTCTGATTAAGGTATCTTCTAACGAAGTTTCATTCAGGTCAGCAAATGTGCTTGCTCTGTTTGAACCACTCCCGCCACTTGATAGTGGGTGTGCTGTCGAGATCAAAGGTTGACCATCGCCACCTGGGAATGATGATGAAAAAGCGTTGTTAAGAATACTTGCAGCTTTAATCTGCTTGGTATTAGCCATACTTCTAGCTAGTGCTTTGGTATATCTTGAACCAAGTCTGTCATACAAGTTATCTTCAACTGCTTCTTCAGTTAAAGCAAAAGCAAGAGCAATTGTTTCATGCTCGTATCTTGCTGTAAATCCTTCGTTAGCATTATCAAATGCTACACCTTCACCTTCTGGCTTGACTGGTGCGTTACCGAAACCGACGATTAAGACTTCTTCTTCAAAAGCTCTATCTGAAGACTCTTCTTCGAAAATTTCAGCATGCTCATTATCGTAACGAGCATATTCCATACCAAACAAGGCATTAAGGCCAGGTTCTAATTCTTTTGCTAATTGCGCTCTATTTATAGCCATATTATTATCCTACCTTATTAAACACCAGCATCTGCTTCGTAAGCATGCTCATTAATCTTCACGATTACGTTTACGTTTGCTGCACCTAGTTCATTGTTTTCTGGATCTTTTGAAACCCCAACTAATCTGTAGTTAGCGGTTCCAGCTGTTGATGTTCCAGCAACCTCAGCTTTTGATTGTCCTGAGAATGATGATCCTGCAGTATATGAAATATCTACGTTAGCACCAATATCAGATCTGGACAAAGTACCAGCTGATTGAACTTCGTATAGGTTATACGGGTTATCTTCTACGAAAGCTACAATGTCACCTGTTGCTGTTTGAGCAGCAGGGAAATAAGAGTTATAAACTACCTCTTTGGAAACGGAATCTTTGTATTTACATCCTCTAAAGATACCTAGAATTTTAACGTCAGCTGCAGCATCGGCTACGTCGATGTAACCGCCAGCTAACATTTTTACAGGATCTCCAGAATAAATACCTTGAGTTGAACCAGATTCAATATTGTACTCGCTAACTTTGTTCAAGTTATCGCCAGACAAATTGCCTACTAGCTTAAACCCAAATGGATTATCTTTGTTTGCCATAATTATCCTTATTAAAAGTTAATCTAAAATTATTTACGTTTTCCTCCACCAAAGGTCACACTAGAAGTTCTTCTTGGTGCCATTATTGGAGAACGGCTATCAGATTCTTTCATGAGGTCGTTGTCTACCGCTTGTTGTGCAGTTTCTGTTCTGCCGCGATAGTAGGCGTTACGTTCGTTTCTTGTTTCCTCTGGAATCTTTGCCAAAAGTAAACCACCAATACTTACAACTCCTGCATGCTTACCGTCTTGGATAGATGGCAAATCAAAATTTTGTAGCTCTTCTGCTCGTACCAGTTCAAAACCTTCACGAGTTCTAGCCATTATATTTTTCTTGTCATCTTGGTTTAGAACTTCTGCTCTAATCCAACGATAAACGTAGCCTGGAGGTGCAGGCGGGGTTTCTAACATACTTGGGGGTGCCCAAGGTTTGCGTGCGCTACTAGCTTCACGAGTATCAGCAGAGCGGGATACTCTGTCATTAATAAATCTTCCCTTTGAATCTCTTTCCATTTTTTACCTTTTTACAAATTTTGCGTACTCACTTAGAGGTACGTTTAGTTTCTTTGCCATCTGAACTTCAGAAGGCGATAATCTTACTTGTTTCTTTCCACCTGAGACGTTGGTGTCAGCTCTTGCTGCCGAAGCAACTCTCTGTTGAGGTTTGCTTGTTTTAGCGTCAAATTTATGTGGAAATTCTTGTTTTATCCTTTTATCAACCTCAGTATAATACTCATCGGATGTAGGATCAAATCCTTCATTCTCAACTAGATTACGATGAATGTTAAAAGCCGCTAATGTCATAGTCTCATCTTGTCCAAACCATTCATTTTTTTGTGCCCAATTTTGAGCTTTTGGATCTGGATCAGCTGGTGCCTGATATTGCGGTTGTGGTTGATAATTTTGATAGTTTTGTTCTTGTTGTTGACTTTGGTATTCAATTTGCGAACGAGAGGTTGCTATCTTATTTTCTTCAACAGCAATTTTAGCCAAAATATCTTGAGCTTGAGCTACCTTATCATAATCTGCATTTTCATGAGCCGCTTTTAGTGCAGCAGTAGCTTGTGCTCTTTGAGACTTAAGCCTGTTTTCAGCTTCTGATAAATATGATCTATCTAAGCTTGAACTTCTCTGTTGAAGTTTTTTGTTTTCTTGTTGCAGTTGATTCGCATATGTATATGCGGACTCACTTGCCCTCTCAGCCTCTCTCAGTCTGCGAGTTAAATTTGATATACGTTTTTGAACACGATCTGAATAATCCTCTAGCTCACCTTCTTCTTGTTCAGAAGATTCGGCTACTTTTTCTTCAGGCTGTTCACTTTCTTGAGGTTCAGAACTTTCTTCAGGAGAGTCAATCTCAACGACCTCACCCTCTTCAATTAGTTCTTCCTTTTTAGCTTCTTCTGCCATAAGTACTCCTATACTGCAACGATATCGGTAGGATCCTGTATAGTCGCAATCACCTCGTCATCATTAATGATTCTGCATTCAGCATCATCACCTAATTTGAATCTGGCGCCTGCGTATCGACCTATCAATACCCATTGTTTTTCTTCACACCAGCTCTTTCCTCCAAACTTGTCATCTTTATAACAGAGCGGCCCCATTTTAACAACGTATGCACATACGGTTGCTAGGGTCTCCCTATCAATTGTGTTCTGTACTAAATGAATGCCGCCTTTTGATACTCCTCTACCAGCAAAAGGTAAAATGAGAATACGCCATCCAGTTGGTTGTGGCATTCTTTCTATAATTGATTTATCTAAAAGTGTTGGGTCCAACACACGTGATTCTTCAGGCACATACGCCTGGTCGATTTTATCGCCTGTATCTTTATTTTGCTCTTCTACTTTTCTAGCAACGTGATCAGGAACTATCACCTTGTTCGTCGTCATCTTCTATAACTCTTCCTAGCAGCTCTCTAAGTTCAATTTCTACATCGACGAGAGAACTGTAACGTCCACGTAGAAACTCATATTGGCTCATATCTTTGACACCAGCCAATAATGTGTCTTGTATATCTTCTTTTCTTTGTTGAAGATGTTTTGTTAATTTATCCCGTAACCAAATAACTGACACTAATAAACTCCAGAGAATTTGGTACCTGATTCAGCTATACCAACACCCCTAGATTTACCTTTGCCCATTCCTGGTTTCGGATCTACACTTGCATCAAATTTTTCAACCTTGGCATAACTAACACTACCCTTATTAGAGTAGCTATTTTTGTTGTTATGAACTTTAGGTTTTAAAAGCTTTGATACTTCTGTTCTTTTAATCATGTCCGTATTATTACATTATCTATTGTATTTGTTAACCAATTCTTGCAACTTAAATTGTTTTTGCTGCTCAAGTCTTGCTCTAGCAGTATCGTCGCGCATTTCAGCTATTTCTTCTTGCGAGTCCATTCTTTCACGATCTATTTGCGCTTTACGTAATGCTTCTTCTTGTTTGCGACGCTCTTCAGCTTCAAATTGTCTTTGCTCTTGTGTTAACTCCTGACCGCGTAAAGCAAGCTCTTGCTTTCTAATTGTTACTAGTGGATCTTCATCAGCAGGCGAACCTATTTGTTGTGTGTACTCATTAACAAGTTGAGCAAGTATTGGTGATGAGAATTGTGCCAATAGATCTTGTGCTTGCATTTGTAGTTGTTGTCCTTGTTCTGGTGGCACTTGTTGCAACTGTTGATTTATTTGATCGTACTGCCCTTTAACTTCTGGTGGCATTTGCTGTATTGCTAAACCGTCTGCTTTCATTTGTAAGTGCTGCATAATGTGTGAGTGTATGGTTGCTTGCACTTGAGCATTTGATTGTACTGGTGGAGTATTTAGTAAAGCCATATGAGCAGCAATATGCGCATCGTGATTTTGTTGTGGAAATGCTGATGCTGGTTGCCCCATCATTAGACCGTTATTTTCCATACCAGCTTCCATTGGTGCTGGTTGTGTTGGAGGTGGTGGTGTTAGTAGCTGATCAATATTATCAACACCTATAGCAGCGTACATTCTACGATAGGATTCATAAACACCATCTGGACCATGAATTTGTGGGTTTGATTGCACCAACTGCATCATTTCCTGCGCCATAGCAATTCTTTGAGCCGTACTAAATATGTCTGGGTTTGATACTGGAATAATATCAACACGATTATCAAAGTCTTGTGCTTTAATCTGCACATTACCATTAGCTGTCATGTATGGATATTCAGGTGGTAAATATTCTTGAAATACAGTTGCTAATATTTTAAATTCTTTTCTTTGTGCATTATGCAATCTTTTATGAATTGCTGATAAGACTTTGGTCGATCTTTCAAGCAGAGCCATAGTTGTCCCAACTGGTGCTTGAGGATTACCTTGTCCTGTATTTATTTCAGCTATAGATGCAAAGGTTTTACCTGAATCAACCAATATACCTAAAAGATTTAACAAAGTGCCACTAGGTTCTTTGAAAGGTAATGGCTGTATGGATTCTCTTAAAGAACCACCAGGGGCATCCACATCTCTGAATTCTCCAGGCTGAATAGGGGTATCTTCATCCCTTATTCTAATACCTCTCGTCTTAAACCCTGCAGGCAGGTTTGCGAGGGTACCTGCGTCAATCAATTGCCTCATAATGGATGTGGATGCTTTTGATAGACCGCCAATCATGTGTGTAAGACCAAAGCCATAAAATCCTAAGCCTGGTAAGAATTTAAAATGTACAAAGTATTCTATTTTTTTTCTGAGTGGATCTTGTTCGCGATAGTTTCTTCTGATTGATAATATTTTGTCGCTATTGGAATCTATAGTAACGATGTAAGGTAGCTTAACGCCTGTAGCAATACCGTCAGCACTTATATCTTC